AGAAAAAACAATAATGTTAAATTACAGATAAATAACAGAATCGTTTATACGACTAGTTCTAGTGGCGATGCTTTTGCACCTGGTTCTAATTGGTCTTTTGGTCGGTGGCCAGGTGGCAATGCTTACAGTTTTGATAGTGGAGTTGGGAAATACTCAAATATCAGAGTATCAAATATTGCTAGAATTTCTCCAGTACTAGATAGTAGCTTTTTAGCTTACTTAGCACTAAAAACTGATTTATTAGAAATTAATGGATTTTCTACGACAGGTTCGACTGGAGTTGTGATCAATCCTAATAAAACAAGAAAAGATGGAACGTTGGGAGCTGCTTTATTTGGAGCTAATTCAAGACTATTACTTGACAGTTCTACTTTTGATTTTGGTAGTAATAAAGATTTTGAAATTAGTTTTGATATTTTCACACAAGCCTTCAACCCGGCTTTCAGTGTTTTATTAGATACGAGATCTAATGCGAACCTGGCAGAAGCTTTTGTGCTATTTTTTGATAATACAGGACTGCTTAAAATTATTTATGCTGACGGGAATGTTATCAGAATTACATCTTTTACAATTTCTCTAAACCAATGGCATACTATAAGAATCCAACGATTATACAATGACCAATTATTTATTATTGCTGATGATGTAATTGTTTATAATTTCACTTTTAATAATACAGATATGAGTCCGGGAAATACTTGGAATTTTGGTAAAACTACAGTAAATCAAGTAGATGGTTTTATTGGGTATATGTCAGAAATTCAAGTACTAGGAAATAATAAATTGATTCTTGAGTACGCAATCCCTACCGAGCCTTTTGGAGATCAAGCTTGTTGAATGCTAGCTGAACCTAGCCCCCGGAACTCCACCAAACCGATTAACTCCGTCCCCAAAGCGCAAGCTGCATCCAACGCGATTTTTGGAGCAGCGATCAAGCGCCAGATTTGTTGTCGGCATGTTGCTGATTGTGGCGACGGCTCCGCCGACGTACCCGCATTGATCGCTGCGATATTCCCATCCGCAATAGTTGTTAAAAAACTTCCGGCGAGGCAGCGAAGTATCTTCTAGTCCCAGGAACGACAGCTCAAACTCGATCGCTTCTTCATTGTCCGAAAGCTTCTGCTCCACCCGCCAATAGGTGGTGTCGAACTCCTCTAGTGGGTTAGCCCCAGGCAGACCATCAAGGTACTTTTCTAGGGTGGTGTGGCGAACAACCGTCGCCCCCGTAAAATCATTGTACTGAGAGCAGACCGCCGTCATTTGCAGTCCCCCTGTACCGGGCAGCTCAAAATTCCCGATCGTCAGCCTCGGGCGAGGGAACGATTGGCTGGTCAGAGTGAACCCAGATCCCTTGCAGGGAAAGGCCGTGTAAGCTTGCCCTTGCCAAGACACCGAACCCAGTCCGCAGAACCTGAACGTCTCGCCAGGGTTTGCGGGATTGAAGCCTGATATCTCGAATAGCTCGACCTCTGGCGAAACTGATGGCTTTTGAATATCGGTATTAATTGGCATGGAAAAAATCTACGCGCGTAGATTTCGAGAGGACTCAAGAAGACAAATTCAATCAGTCGTGATAATAGTAAATCTATCGATTGATTGATTGCGGCGTGAGGCCAAAGCGCAAAGTGATTTTGTGGTAACGACGATCGAGGTAGGCGCAGAGTGAGTCGGCGCAGCGATACAAAATCTCACCAAATCTTTAAATCATGCCGAATACTTTAGACGCGATTATCCCGCGCATCTTAGCCGCAGGTTCTGTGGCTCTACGGGAAAACGCTGTAATGGCGATGCTGGTGCGTACCGACTTTCAAGGTGATGCCGCGCAAAAGGGACAAACAGTCGATGTCCCAATCCCTAGCTCGATGGGAGTGGCGACTGACGTAATTCCCAGCCCCAACTTAACTGGAGGCACAGACTTAGCACCCACTAGTGTGCCGATAGTCTTGAACAAATGGAAAGAATCCGCATTTACCATCACCGATGCTGAAGCTGGGCGGATCATGAATGGGTATATCCCATTGCAAATTACTGAAGCTGCTCGCGCTTTGGCGAATGCGATCGACTCCGATTTACTGGCTCTTTATAGAAATGTTTGGGGTGTAGCTGGCTTGGCTGGTACTACTCCCTTTCAAAATGGCGCTGGTATTGTCAACCCTGGTGTGCAGTACGATCTAGGGGCATCCCGCGATACTCGTAAAATCCTGAATCGACAACTCGCTCCTATAGGCGATCGGCGAATAGTTCTGGACGTTGATGCCGAAGCGAATGCTGGTGCGATTGCCGCTTTCGCCAGTGCCTTAAACTCTGCTGATTCCCAGGTCATCACCAATGGCGTAATCGGAAGGAAACAGGGTTTCGATTGGTACATGGATCAGTCGGTGCAAAGACATACAACTGGCGCGACTGGTATCTACCTAAACTCTGTTGCAGCCCTGGCCGGTGCAACTACCATCACAGTGTTTAACGGCGCTGGTGTTCCTGCCGTTGGCGATGTGTTTTTCATTGCTGGACAAGTACAGCCCTATGTTCTTAGAGCTGGCTCCACCACTACTTCTTGGAATATCTCTCCACCATTGAGAGCGCCGATCGCAGCTAACACCACGTTCACTCAAGTCACTAGCCACGTAGCTAACCTGGGCTTCCACCGCGATGCTTTTGGTTTGGCTATTCGTAGCCTTAATGACGTACTGGCTCCCGGCTCGGTCATCCAAACTTTTGTGGACAACGTCAGTGGCATCCCCCTACGACTGGAATTCACTCGCCAGAACAAGCAGACCAAGTTCTCGTTCGATGTCCTGTACGGCACGGCTTGTATCCGCCCAGAGCTTGCTTGCCGACTACTGGGTTAATCACTGCGTCATCAATCTTTTGGAGTTTTAAAAATGGAAGAAGAATTACCGATCGGGACGATTCGAGTCGTCCACAAGCTGATTCCGGTGCCGTTCATCATCATCAATGAATCGGATTTCAATGAGGCTATGCACGAGCATTATCCGAAGCCTGAGTCACCGGCAGAAAAACCGAAGGCTGTGGCACCACCACCGGAAGAGCCTGAGCCACCCGTGGAAGAGCCTGAACCGCCAGCGACTGAACCACCAGCAGAAGAGCCAACCCCAGCCCCGTCTTCTACCAAAACCACCAAAGCTAAATAATGCCATCGCTATTTGACGGACTCACTGACAATGCCACCTTGACCTTCCCACAAGGGGATGGCACGGTGACATTCGATGATGACAAAAACCCAGTGGAAGGCTCCGCTCTTCCACTAGTCGTCAAGGCGAGCGTAAAAAAGGATGGCAAACCTCGGGTTGATCGACCACCAGGGATTGACTTCGCTCAAGCAATGCCCATTAAGGGCAAGCTGATTGACCCGGCCATTATTGGCCTCAGCCAGCGCGATCGAACCGAGCCAATTTCGGCAGTAGTTGACGGCAACCCTTGTCGAATACTGCTTGACCCCACGCTCCAGAGCGCGTCAATTACTCGGCTAAGCCTGCTGCCACTGGTTGGTGAAAAATTTACTGGGTGGATGGTCTTCGACCCTTAACTATGGCTAGCAATGTCAAAGTCACTATCAACAAAGCCGAAGTCGCCAAGCGCACCCGAAAAGGGTTGCAGTCTGTGGCAATTGATTTGGGCAAGGCGTTGGACAAAGCTATCACCACGGCTGACTGGGAGTACCCGTTTCAGCCCAGCCCGCGAGATATCGTGCTGACTGGCGCACTGCTAAAAAGTCGCAAGACTATTTTCTCAGGAACTGGCTGTAGCTTCGTCTGGGACGTGGCTTATGCGATGGCGATACATGAGGGCGTGACACTGAAAAACGGCACCCGCTTACCAGCTCGCCGTTGGACTGAGAAAGCTGAAAAGAACGTCGATTTGCCCAAGGCATTTAAGAAGGGTTTTTAGATGAGTTCCACCCCTCCCCATGTGCTTTTGAGAGACGCGATCGAGCAGATTGTTGGCAGTGATATCGGCCACTACAAAATCGGCTCGAACGAAGTCCCGGCCATTGTCGTGACTCCCCCGGAGCCAAGAAACACATGGAAGCCGGTTGGCCTGGAAGTCGTTGTTTGCCGCCAGCCCGAACTGGCCGACACCGGAATGCTGCGCGGCGCTCGACGCACCTACCGATGGGTAGTTTTCCTCAATCAATGGAGCCGTGACGATCTGGACACTTTGACCGCTGTCCGTGATCGCATCCTCGACAACTTCCCCGGCACCGCCAACACCTATCAGCCTCTAGCGGCTGAAACCAATGAGCGAGCCAATCTTTACATCCCACTTCAACAGTACGTTCGGAGATTTTAACTATGCCAGCACCTCTATCATTAGCCCGTGAACTGCGCGAAGAAGACTTTATTCTCGCTAACGGCACGATTGTTTATCTCAAAGGACTGGCGGCGGGAGTCTCAATACCCCCGATTGCTACCCTGACTGTTGCGGCTGGCGGAGCTGCTATTAATGCTACGAGTATCCCACTGCTAGCTCCTTTACCCGACAAGCTTTTTGCGGGAAGTAAGCTTAAGTTTGGAACGAATGAAGTCACGGTCATTAGCGATGTGGCCGCTGGTTTGAGCGCGATTCCGGTGGAAGCCCTTGTGACGGCGATCGCCGCTGCTGCTACTGCCACCACAAAGTTTCTGGCTCCGCTATACAGCTCTAATAATGCCAGTACCAATAAAGACGACAATATGACCGAGAGCCGAAACTTCTTGAGCGGCATTTGGCGCTCTAAAAGGATTACGGCTCGCGGTTACGAAATCTCTATTTCTGGCTTCGTGGTACGGAATGACCCTGGCGCGGCGATCGTTAAAACTTGGTCAGACCTCTATGACAAGGTTTATTTTGAGATTCACGACGCTGATGGTACTGGCGATACTGGCTCAGCTTTCATCAGTAAGTACAACTACAAGAGACAAGAGGATCAGAATAACGAGATTTCCTTTACTCTGATGGGTGATGGCGCTCTTGGAACAATCATCCCCTAATGTCCCCCCGTAAAATTCACCACGACCAATTAACCTCTGGCTGGTCAGTCCTTCTGATAAACGTCCACTTGGATGCTCAGGAGGGCTTTGCTTATTTTGGAGTAGCAATCTTTGACCCCAAGCTCACCCGCAAAGAGGTAGCGATTTACAGTCCAGATGCTGAGCAAATAAAGTATGTTGTTACCCTGCCTGATGAGTATCTAGGCAGCAACCAACCGATCGTCAAGCTCCGAGGCAGTCTTCCTTACTATGTCCAAAAAACGCTACCAGCAAACCTCCAAGCCGCAGCAGTCCTCCCCCCCGCCCCAGACACCGTTCAGAACGAACATGAAGGAGCAGCCCTATCTAGTTGTTAAAGGGTTGAAGTTCTGCAAAAAAGGCGGCTTCTCGGTGCGAGAACAGATTGCTTATGAGCATTTGGCCTCTAGCTACAATGTCCGCACCCTAGAAATAATGGTGGTGGCTAGGCAGATTGCCAATGACATGAACCTGACTTATCAAGAGGCGATTTCGCTGCTTGATGACAATCAAAACTTGACAACAGTCTTGATAGATTATGCTGATCGACTGCTAGAAATCGGCCTAATGGATTTCTCAGACACCGCCCGCAAGCTCGATACTGTGCAGATGTTTATCACGATGCGAGCTGACCCGAATTGGACATTCGAGCAGTCCGAAGAACTGTTGGTTGATGACCTGCAAAAAATCTATGACTTTATGACCAACGAGCAGCGGGGATGGAAGAAGCCGCCAGAGCCACTAGAGAGTGATGATGAAGTGGGAAAGCGATCGCTGCAATCAGGCAATCCCTCAAATCCTCAGTCGCCGACGACTGGTCAGAATGCTACTACTACATCCAGTCCTGCGGAATCTCCGACCCCAAGTTCAGCGCCGACCAATTTGGAGAACAGCTCACCACCTCTGTCGGCTTGATGATTCAGTCGATCGTGGAGCGCAAGAAAGAACACGCCAATGATAACAACTACACCTTGGCTCTATTGCTGCCAGCGTTTAGTACTCAGGCTGCGCTGCCGGTGGACTTCTTGCCCTACCCACCACCAAAGACCACGCTCGACCCAGAGACGGCCAGAATAGTCTCCAGGCTGCTACGAGAAGAAAAGCTTAACCGTAAAACTGTCGGCATCCTGGGTGGTATTGGGCTGCTAACTGGACTCCCCAAACTAGCAGCAGCGGAATAGAGTACTCTATTTTCCGCAGTAAATCGACGGTAACAATGGCTACTCTCTCCAGTACCACAGCTTGTTCGACAGCATCGCTCAATGGTCTAGACGCTCAAATATTGGCTCTACTGCAAAAGCGTGAGCCAGATGCCTTGGCTCGAATTGACGACATCGATAACCTGATTTTGAGTGGCTCTCATGTGCGGCCACTATTGCAGCGCCCATTAAGAGCCGCCTTGAAAAGTGCTATCAAGGCTCGCGGTGAAACCCTGGTCATTAATTCGGCATTGCGAACAATTGCAGCTCAGCAACTATTGAGGAATCATTACTCAAATGGTCGCTGTGGAATTATGGCGGCGGCACCGGCCGGGAAGAGTAATCACAATAATGCCACCGCGATCGATATCGAAGACAGTGAAGGGTGGCGACCATATCTTGAAGATGTGGGGTTCAAGTGGCTCGGGAGCTTTGATCCAATGCACTATGACTATCGTGGCGATGGAGTCATAGACCTAGTGGCCTCGCAAGTCAAAGCCTTTCAAGAGCTTTGGTCAGCCACTCATCCTAGCGACAAATTGGCAATTGATGGCGACTTGGGCAAAGCTACATTGTCAAGGCTGAATGCCTCGCCGATCGAAGGCTGGTACACGTCAGGGGAAAGCTTGCCGCTCAGGGTTCTGCGCCTCACCGATCCGCTGCAAATGGGAGAAGATGTCAAGGCTTTGCAAGCGGCTATCCGTAAGGCCGGTATCCGCATTAACTTTGATGGCGTTTATGGCGCTGATACCGATCGAGCGCTGCGTGAATTCCAGTCTCGAAATGGCTTTGATGTTGATGGCATCCTGGGCGAAAAAACCCGCAAAGCATTGGGGGTGAGCTGAGTGAATCCACTAGAAATAGAGTCCGACGGCATCGTCACCGAACAGGCTACATGGAAGTTTGATGCCGATGTTGCCAAAGTCTTCGATGAGCATGTCCGAAAGTCAGTGCCCTTCTACGATGAAGTCCAGAGGCTAACCCTAAGTCTGAGTGACTGGTTTTTGTGCGATAACGCAATTGTCCTAGATATCGGCTGCGCCACAGGCACCACTATTAAGTCTCTGCACGAGCGGCATCCTGGTAAAGCCAAATACATTGGTCTTGATCCAGCCGATGAAATGCTGAGTAAGGCCAAGGCCAATTTAGCCAACCCACGCGCCCCAATCGATATCAACTGGAGATGCGAGTTGATCGAAGACTACTCGATTGCGCCACAATCTTTAAGCATGGCACTGGCTCTATACACCATGCAGTTTGTTCACCCCCAGCGCCGGAGCCAGGTCTGTCGCCAGATTTACAACGGCCTTAAGAATCGCGGCTTGTTCGTGATGGTCGAAAAAGTCCTGGACGATGACAGCTTCTTTGCGGATCTGCACATCCAGCAGCACTGGGAATTGAAAGTTAGCCAGGGCTTTAGTCCTGGCGAAATCTACAATAAAGCCGCAGCCATCAGAGGAGTGCTTACTCCGCTCACAATGAGCGAAAACATCGAAATGCTCAAACTGGCTGGCTTCAGCCGGGTTAGCATTGCCTGGAAGTGGTGCAACTTCGTCATGTTCGCGGCGATCAAATCCTAACTATCAAATCTACGCGCGTAGATTTTCAATCAAATATGTCAACAGCCAGCCCAGAAAAAGTTAAATATGGAACGATGCTAGTAAGCAAGCTGGCTGAAATGCTCAACCCCGCGAACCCTCGGGTTATGAGGGAAGATATGCTCGAAGCGCTAGGAGCATCGCTAAAAGCTTTTGACTGCGTAGACCCGATCGTTATCAATACCCGATTCGGGCGAATAGTAGGAGGCCACCAAAGAGTTGGCGCTGCCCAAAAAGAGGGAATCAAGGTCTTGCCGATCGCTCTAATCGACGTAGACGAAGAACATGAGAAAGCCTTCAACGTGGGCTTAAACAAAGTCCGTGGCACCTGGGATTTTGAAAAGCTGGCAGAAGTTTTGCAGTCTATGAAAGACGATGAAATGTCATTTGTCGGCACCGGCTTTGATGATGATGAAATCACGGCCATCTGCAACCAGTACAGCATGGGGCTAGAGGATCTAGACGAAAGCGTGACCCGGCGTTTTGACAACAAGACTGCCGAAGAAGTGGCCGCGACGATCGCTTCCATCACCACCGTTCAATTTGGCCAATTCCAAGTCAAACTCGAAACCCCCGAGTACGAAAAATGGGTTGCAATGTTAGCGGAAAAATCCACCCAAGGCTCCAGCCCTGTAGCGTTGGGTGCGGTGGTGGCTCAAATGCTGGAGCTGGCGATCGTCGTAGAAGAGCCAGAGGAAGAAACAGTCATTGAGAATGAGGAAGAAGAAACTCCCGCTACCGGCCTTGACGAACTAGCCACACCTGACGAGGGCGTAGATATCTCCGAAGGAGAAGACAGCTCGGCAGATTACCTGGGCGAAGCTGATGAGGATGGCGAAGATGTTTAAGATTGAATTGGTGCCGATCAACCAACTCTTAGCCTGGGACAAGAACCCTAGAGAGCGTGACCCCAAGCGCTTCGACTTGGTGCAGCTCTCGTTGCGTAAATTCGGATTCGTGACTCCAGTGTTCGCCAGGAAGTCTGACAACATGCTCTACTCTGGCCACCAGCGCACTGGAGCTGCCCGAGAAATCGGATACAAAGAGGTGCCAGTTTGCTGGGTGCCAGACAACGAACTCAACGAGCGCACCATCAACTTAGTCTTTAACCTCGTCACCAACGACCATGCCAAGCGCGCGGATTTTGGCAAAAAGCTGGCTATGGATATCGATGATGCAGTAGCTGATGTTGCCCTGCTACCAGACGCTACAGACTTATTTCCATGTATGCGCCACACCACCATCTGTCCGATGGACTACTTCGAGCAAGTGAGCGGCAACAACGTGAATCCGCAGACCAAAGCATTCGCTATGGAGTTCACCGCTGTCGGCGTAGACATCCCGATCGTTATCGACTCCACCACCGGCAAAATCATTAATGGCTCCCCTCGGCTGGCTTCGGCGATCGAGCTAGGGCTAGTAAGTTACCCGGCAGTTTTCATTGACTCAAACAGCGAACTACTGACTAGATTTCTGAACCAAATCACCATGAGCTTTGATTTGGAGAAAGTGTTCGGAGAGGCGCTGCGCTACAATAGCTTCTTTCAAGCTAGCTCACAGAACGTCCATCGCGGAGTGCTAGGAGTTGGTTTCTTTATTTGGGCTTTTGCTGGCAAGTATACCAAGCAGGGGCAGCAGTGGGTAAAATCTAATCTCACAGTTTTAAAAGGCGAGAATCGAAATAAGTGGATTGCGCGACACGGCACAACGGTTGTCGATTTTGGGGCTGGCAGACTAGACAATACCGTAAAGCTTCAGGAGAGCGGAATTAATTGCATCCCGTTCGAGCCGTTTTGCCTACGCCCTAACTCTGATGAAATCAGCTATGGCAGCTCTCGGATGATTGCCATAAATTTTCTTGGCTGGGTGAGTAAGCGCGAACGCCTGGACTCC